TCTGTATCAATTACTGGAAATACGCAGTCAACTGATGTTAACAATGGAGCATTGGTTGTAGCTGGCGGAGCTGGCATAGCTAAAAACTTATTTGTAGGCGGAACACTAACAGCAGCATCCTTCCAATTAAACGGAGCGGGCATTGCTGAAATTAGCAGCGGTACGAATTTAGCACTAAGTGCAGATAACAGGATTATTTTAAAAGTTTCTGATGTGCAAATAGGAACAATTGATTCAGACGGTCTAAGTATTTCACTAAATAACAGCAGTATTAATAATTCTGTAATAGGAGATGTTAGTCCGTCAACAGCAACATTTTTATCTGCTTCAATAACAGAAACACCGGTAAGTTCTACCAATGTTACAAATAAAAGTTACGTTGACAATACTGTAACAACACTAGCAGTTGCATTTGGATTATAAAGATGGCAAAAAGAAAAATAGACAATTACGTTTTTAAACCAGGCATAGGAGCGTTAGACAGTCTCTTTCCTAATGCTTACACTTTATTAAGCGAGAATAAAGATTTCTTAATAGCAGAATCTATTGCTTATATTAACAATGAAATTTCCGATGCAACTAAATGTCAACGCGACATAGGATATTTGATTGACGGATTGTTAGCCGACGTTGCTTGCCAAAGCACATACTATTCTTATTTTATGGGTCTAGCAGAATATAATTCACTAGACATTTCTAATACTGTTATTAGAACAATTGAAAGACTAAGAACAAATGTAAAAGCTAGAGCTGCTACTGTATACAGCGGTGCAACATTAACTGCTCTAAATGCAGATATTGATTTTTATATCGACGAAGTAATTGACATTGCTCAAAATGGCCGCACAGCAGCCGATGCTCCAACTTACAGCACAGCAGGAATAGCTACTGACAGACAGAGAGCAGCTACGAATCTATTAAACAATATTGGGTTTATTGCAGCAGAAGTAAATGCTTGGGTTAATGTAACTTATCCTGCACACAATCATGATGTATCTAAGTGTACTAGAGACGTTTACTATGCAATTTATGCAGCAGTGTTTGATATACTCTATGGCGGCAATACTGCTAGCTATGATAGTGCAAAGTTTTTTAATAATTATTCTTCTTCAGGTTCTACAGGTATTACCTTAGCACACCAAGCACAGACCGTAGCAGCGTATAGACACCTACAGGGTTTTATTGACGAAATTGTAACTTGCACACCGATAACTAAATCAGTAGGAAACGCTCTAACACAGAATACATCAGGAACAGCAGCAACTTCTCTAATGGGAACTACAGCCGCTGGACTAATTGATATAGTGGCAGATGTAGTTGAAAGCGGTACAGGTGCTTTACCTGCTAAGGTTGCTTATACTGGATCAAATCCTTATTCACTGTTTGTATCAAATGTTTCAACAAACAAGACAGCAATAATTAACGCAATTACTTGGAGTCCTAGCTACACATACAATTCTGCTAAATGCCAGCGCGACTTAGGATTTGTACTAGATGCTTATCTTTACGATCTACGCTATGGCGGAAACTCAGAAACCAGCCGTGTAATTCACTACTACTGGGATGGAGATGTAGCACAGGTTGACGGAAATAGAATACCTGAAATAGATACACATGCATTTATTGGCGATTTGATTACAGAATATATTCTTACCAATACTGCATGGACACCAGGCGGAGAATTAGATCAAGTTATCAATACTGACCTAGATACAGAAACCTATTCCTTTACGCCTACAGATGCTAGCTATTCACCAACTACTGGCGAGTTAACATTAACTATAGGCGCACACTCTCTTCACAAAGGTAGTTCGATAAGAATAGCCGAAGATGGAATTACTTTTACTTGTGCAACTGACGGCCATAGCACACTACATCCGTATCCAAGAGCATCCGGTGTTCCTAATGCTAGCGGACATGACCCAGTGTATGATACACCGATATATATTTCTGATGTAACGGATACAACTATTACAGTCAATGTAGGTATATCTTCAGATATTTCTACCCACATATTTGTAAGCTCACTGACCAGTTCAGTAACATCAACTGCGATTGATAAAATTAATACACTAGTTGGTTATACTACAAGTGTTATTACTAACGGTCTTTCAAGTATGCCAACACTTGTACCTTCAGGTGTAGGTACAATCAAAATACAAGGCAAATTTGACACTAGTGATTTATTGTTAATAACCAATACAGATAAAAATGAAATTATCTATAATTTTGGTTCTCAAGCAGCTGGCGGCAGCGTAACTGTTAAAGATCACGGCGACGATGATGATTTTCCAAAATATTTACAAACCACCGACGGTGTTACAACAATAACACTTAACTATAATACCAGCTCTCACTCGTCAACTGATTCATTACAGATCTTTACTGAAAATAATGATGTAATTGTAAGACCGCACGACTTTGGTACTGATGCTATTGAACGTATGCGTACTGCTCCTCCACAGAGTATGCTTGACGCTGACTTTGAATACGGCTTACAGCCTACGAAATGGGCAGCAATCGCTACGATGAGAGGTTATCCCTCTGTGTATGAAATTCCAGGTACAGATACTCCTGTGAGTAATATTGTTACAGATGCCAGTACTGGCACTGGCGGTGTAGGTCAAAGTTTAATTACAGTTACTACTGTAGGACCACATGGATTTTTAGCAGGTGATCCTGTAACCGTTAAAGCTCTAGCAGACAGTATATCTGGTGCTGCTAGAGCTGAAGGTTCTTTCGTTATTAATACTGTTCCTAGTTCAACTACATTTACATATTTTGCAAAATCAAAAGTAGGAACAGCTAACGGACAAGTTCTTTCTAACAGTTATTCGCAATTAAGAAAAGCAGGATTTTATACCGGAGCAAGCATCGGAAATCCTTCCATAGCTGTAGTAAGTAATGGTACTTCTGGATCAATCACAACAGAACTAGCAGTACTTGCAGGACAAGATACTATACCATTTGACGGCCCTGCTCCTGAAATAGGTGCTCCGATTTCGGGTACTAACATACCTTCAGGTGCTCAGGTTACCGCAGTAATAGACACCAGTGCAGGCGGCGGTACATATGTAACTCCTACAGTAGCAGAAACAACACCAATAGGTCAAAATACTGTTGAAGTAGTAAATTCAACTGGTATTGTAAACAACCTAGCAGTTGATAGAGGTGACGGTTATGCTATCTATGTAACTGGTGTAGCTGGAAATACTGTATCATTCAGCGGAAACTTTACATCACCAGTCGTTTCTAATACACAGTCATATACTAATATAGATACTACTAACGACACATCAGTTGGTGCTGGAGCTACATTTAATATATCTATTGTAGGCGGTGCCTATGTTGTTACAGTTTATTCAGCAGGTTTAAATTATAAAATAGGCGACAGAATTAGAGTATTAGGTAATAACCTAGGCGGATCATCCCCAACTAATGATTTGTTAATTAGAGTTACTGCGGTTAACGCAGCTGGTGGCGTAACAACACTGGTATCTTCAGGAACACCGTTTGATGGAACAGCTTCGTTCACAGGAGTTTCAGCCTCTAACGTAGGCGGCAACGGTCAGTTTGGAAACTTTGACGTTACTTGGTTAAACAATGCCTACACGAATGTTTCAATAGTTTCTCCTGATAGTTCTACAGGTTACGTTGTTGGTGATAGAATTAAAATTCCTGGAAATTTAATTGATCCAATCAGCGGTGCAACACCGTTACATGATTTGTATATCACTGTTACAGGTGTTGGCTTAGGCGGAGCAATTACTAGTGTAAGCTGGCAGGGAACAGCACCTAATGCTCAAAGAACTTATCCTAACGTGGCTTGGACTACTAACGGTTCGGGTATAGACGCTGTTATCGATGTTCAAGTACAAGGATCTAGTTATCTTGTAAATGTTAGCGTACCAGGTACTAACTTTCTTTCATCTGATACAATAACAATATTAGGTACTTCGTTGGGTGGTTCTGCTCCTGCTAATAACCTAGTGCTTACTGTTACTAATGTCGACGCTTTTGGAGCAATACTAACCTATTCTCAGTCAGGTACAACTTATAATAACGGTGCTGCTCTATCAGCAGCAGGTGATGTTGTAATAGGCACAGGTGCTACATTTAATGTTTCTCTATTATCGGGATCTTATACTGTAACAGTAAACAATGGTGGTTCAGGTTACGGTGTAAACCAGCAGTTAAAGATTTTAGGTACTTCAGTTGGGGGATTAACCCCAACTAACGATATTACTATTACTATTACAGGTACTAACAGTTTCTCAAGCGGAACAATAACTAGTAAATCGCATACAGGTACAGCAGCAACAGCCGCAGGACCTTTTACGAATACAAATGGACAAAATATAAACAACACTGGTTCCGGTGCAAAATTTAATGTGTCAAGAGACAGCGGATTATATACATCAATTTCTCTTAACACAGCAGGTACAGGATACGAAGTTGGTAACAGGGTATTAATATTAGGAACTGATCTCGAAGGTACTTCAGCTAATAATATTCTCATAAGAATTAATTCTGTTACTGGCGGCGGCGGTATAGCAACCTATACTGAAGTATGGTCAAGCGCAGCAGTTGGTACTATTTTGAGAATGCTCTCAACAGTAGTAATTTCTGAAGCAACATCTGGAACATTAACTAGATTACAAACACTATCATACAGCGCATTAGCAACCCTTGAAGCTACTTGGCCTACTGCTCACGGTCTTGTGCCGGGCGACACATTTATTGTAACAGTTAGCAGTGATAGTGGGGGAAATAATCATGCTCTTGCTTCAGGTGCATTTATTGCGACCAATATACCTTCTATTACTAAGATTAGGTATCAAGCTAGAGCAGCTGGTAGCATCAATACTGCAACGCAAAACATTATTGGAATAATTTATCCAAGACCTGACTCTTTCTTTATACATAGACCGTTTGACGGCGGCGTACAGTTAGGCACCGGTGGACCACAACACGGTGCACAGGCTATACGTCAGAGTAAAAAGTATATTCGTTATCAATCTGGTAAAGGTATTATGTATACCACAGGTGCTCTATTTGCTCCTTCGTATGATCTAAGAGCAGTTAGTGCAGACGGTGTTGAAGTAGGTTCTGTGATTACAATTGATACAGATGATAATGATCACGGTGTGCAAATTGGTGGGGTTGTTCGACTATTAGGTATAGAAACTCCTGGCTATAACAGTGGTCCAGGAAATAGCACACCACCTGATTTTGATTATGAAGTAGTTGATGTTGATGATGAAAGAACCTTTAAAGTTCTAGCTAAACGTAGATTAGGATCAACTACAGCCACATTAGGATTCGGAGCACAGATGTCGGTGGTAAGCTGGCATGGTGCAACAGTACGTTCTGGTATTTTTGATGATCAAAACGGCATTTTTTGGGAGTATGATGGTACACAGATTTCTGTAGTACAAAGAACAGGTACTTTCCAAGTAGCAGGAACTGTAGCTATTAACGTTGATTCTAATCTAGTTACAGGAACAAATACTAGATTTAGAGAGCAACTTAAAGCAGGCGACAGAGTTATTATTAAAGGTATGACCCATGTCGTAAGTCATGTTACAAGCAATACCAGCATGACAGTAACTCCAGACTTTAGAGGTGTTACAAACGTATCAGGTTCTAAGATCATGCTAGTATCTGATAAAAAAGTTAAACAGGCTGATTTCAATCTTGATAGATTAGATGGTACAGGACCCAGCGGATACAAACTTGATCCTGCTAAAATGCAGATGATCGGTATACAGTACAGTTGGTATGGTGCTGGTTTTATTGATTTCATGCTGAGAGGTTCAAAGGGTAACTTTGTATTTGCACATAGAATGCGTAACAGCAACGTTAACACAGAAGCTTTCATGCGTTCAGGTAACTTGCCAGTACGATATGAAGTTACTAACGAAGGACCTCCGGGAAAACTAGCAGCATCAATGACCAATAGCCAAACAACTATAGAATTAGTTGACGGCAGCTTCTTCCCAACAGCAGGTACTGTATATATCGATAACGAAATTATTACTTTTACTGGTAGAAATGGTAATACACTAACAGGCTGTACTAGAGGCGCAACGTTTACAAATTATCAAGCAGGTGCTAATCGAAGCTATGTAGCAGGTGCTGCTACAACACATGATGCTAAGACTGGTGTAATATTAATTTCACAAACTATTACTCCTTTAATTAGCCACTGGGGTAGTGCGTTCTTAACAGATGGTATGTTTGATGAAGATCGTGGTTACATTTTCAACTATGCAGCTACTAACGTTTCTATCAGCACTACTAAACAGACAGCGTTTCTAATACGTCTAGCACCTAGTGTATCAAATGCTATTGTAGGCGACCTTGGTGAAAGAGAACTATTAAACAGAGCTCAGCTACTATTACAGGGTATTGAAATTACGTCTGATAATCCGACCACAGCACAAAACGGCGGCATCGTTGTTGAAGGTGTGTTGAATCCTCAAAACTATCCTGTTAACCCTAGCAATGTTGGTTGGTCCGGACTAGCTGGTGTTGCGCAAGGTGGACAGCCTAGCTTTGCACAGGTTGCTGCTGGAGGTGCTATCACATGGACATCGGGTGCTAGTTCTACTAATGCAACAGCTACTTCAGTAGGACAGATATCTGCGTTAATGAACAGCGGCATCTATGCCTCACCAGCTGGGCAGACTTACATATTTGTTAGTGCAGTTGATTATCGAAACACTTTTGGAACTACTGATTTAGGAAGAGTAACAGGACTGTCAATAACAGGCTCAACTATTCGTGCAGGTTCTATTATTACTAGTGGCTATATAGATCCTAGTAGTGATTACGGTTATTTTTATATGAATCAGACTACTACAGCACAGACTAATGCAAGCGTTACAGATGCATATACTATTAACTACAATAGTGCATTAACTGCTAGAAACTTTGCTTATCTAACCACTGCTAGCTTTGATGCTACAGGTGCTAAGGTTGGTACTAGTGTTACTGGTGGTAGTGTTACTTTCCCACCCAACAGTATTGTTAACAGAATTAGATCAATTTCTTGGGCAGGTCAGAGTTTTTATGAAATACAGTTTAACAACACATTCTCTGGAACACTGGCTCTGACTAGCGGTACTATACAATTTACATTCACACAGCCGCCATATGCACAGCCAGGTGAAACTGTATTCTCGTTCATTGCAGCACCAGGTGAAAGATCTGCACTAGACCTAAGTCAATTGAAAGAGTTAACAAATACGCCATTGGGCGGTAGAGGAACCTATCCAAACGGTCCTGACGTAATGGCTATTAACGTGTATAAGGTTTCGGGTGATGCTATCCCTGCAAACATTGTATTGCGTTGGGGTGAAGCTCAGGCTTAATTGTTTTCAAGCCAATCGGCAAAATCTAAAAGCGTATCAAATACAATGGTACGCTTTTTTATTTCTTTATAGGTAAATCGTTTTAGTAGTTCTTCAGTTTCCTTACCATAGCCTGTGCGAACTAACACAGGCTTAGCACCAATCTTCATAGCAGCTTTAAGGTCAGTTATTTTGTCGCCCACATAATACCCTTGGCTAAACTTAATATACGGCCGTTCTGTTTCACATCTTTTAAACATGCCTGTATTAGGTTTAGCAAAAGGATCTTCTTTGCGGCTGCTAGCACTGTAGTAGATTGCATCAATACTAGGACACCCTGCTTTACCTAATAGGTCTAACATATGAGCATGGACTGTGTCTACATCTTCTATTGTAAACAGTTTCTTTTCAATGCCGCCTTGGTTTGTTATGATTGCTATCTTATGACCCATCAATCTAAGTTTTTTAACAGCTTCAAGACTGCCCGGTATAGGATCAAAATCTTCCACTTTATAACAATAGGTTCCTAGATCGCGATTAATTACGCCATCGCGATCTAGCCCGATCACACACTTAGGTGCTATGTAGTTAGGATCTTGTAGAGGATTATCTCCCCAATCAATAAAAATATTATTCTGAGTCATTCTTTACCTGACTATCGCCTGGTGCTAGTCTATAATTGTCTTCAACTGAATCAGGAGTACTAACTTCTGTTATGCTAGAGTTAGCTTCGAGTGCTTCTAACTGATGAGGCATTAAAGGAAGGTTACGCCACACGTCGCCCTCTTTAAGTTCCTTTTCATACAGAACTGAAGTAGTAGTATCAATGTATCTTAGTTTAAATCTTCCAGAATTTACAAACCAAGTCTCATCTTTTTCTCTATGAAAGTGCATGCTAAACTTTGCACCAGCACGTTCAAATACTAATATTTTTCCTGCATACTTGTCATTAGTTGCCCAGATGAGTTCGTATCCCCAGCCTTTTTTTACAACACCAGACAATCTTTGCGGAGTTAAATCAGTTTGTTCCATTTATATAATCCTCTATTTTTATCCAATCAATGTTTACTAATGAATTAAGTTTAGTTAAATCAGCACAGGTATATTTTTGATACTGAGACTTTAAATTATCAGGTATAGGTATATACTCAATTTCTGCTGAATACTTATTGGCTATTGTTCTAGCAACAGATTCAAAGCTAACTGCATTACCTGTTCCTACATTAAAGATACCGCGCTCTGAACGATTGAGCATTTGTTCATGAACACGGCAAACATCTGTAACACAGACAAAATCTCTTTTGTAATCGTTACTTCCCTCAAAAACTTTAATTTTTTTATTTGTTATAGCCTGGTCTCTAAATTTTGTATACGGACTAGCCTGATCACCTTTGTGTTCCTCACCGATTCCATACACGTTAAAGTATCTAAATCCTTGAACAGTAATTTGAAATTCGTCTTTAAACTGATTAACAAATCTATCAAATAGATACTTGCTCCAAGCATAAGGACTTTGTGGTAACAACGGACCATCCTCTTTAAAATGTTGATGAGGACCATATACACTGGCGCTAGATGCATATTGAAAATTAACACCCATCATGTCACAGGCCTGTATTAATCTAACAGAATTTTCAAAATTTTGATCCATGATCTGATCTACATCAACATAGGTAGTAGATGCTATTGCCCCTAGATGTATAACCCAATCATATCCTTCTGGATCTGGAATAGTGTTAGGCACATATTCCCATCCTTCTACTTCGTGTCCTTGACTAGCAAGATGCATTGATAAATTCTTACCAATAAATCCTTTATGTCCTGTTACTAATATTTTCATCCTATTTCCTCCACTGTGGGCGCATAACACCCTAGATGCTGTACAGTTATAGACGATGCTTCAATGGCAAAAAATAGTGCTGCATTTATACTGCCTGTGTCAAGCCATTTGTAGGCAAGCGCAGCCAAGAACGTGTCTCCTGCTCCGGTGACGTCTACTACTTCTACCTTTGGTGCTGGCATGCTCACTTCGTGGTGAGGAATAACTGCACCCTTTCCGCCTCGTGTCACAATTAAACCTGTACAACTTGATTTTATTTTGCTAAATTCCAGTTCGTTAATTTTAACCCAAGCACCTTGCATACGTGCTAGATCTGTTTTTTTAGTATCAATGAATATAGGAAGTTTAGTAGCAATTAATTCTTCTATTAATTCGTAGCTAACTGTTCCCTTGTTATAATCACTAACAACTATAGCATCATATGTATTTGGTATGCTAGTGTCAAATGTAATAGGAGTTGAGCTAACATCATTGTCTATACGAACAATCTGTTGTTTGCTACGACTATCAATCAGTCTAGTTTTTGTGCTGGTTTGTCCATGCAAATAGTTAACACTACAACCAAGTGCTTCTAGGTTATTAGCAACATTACCAGCCATACCATCTCGTTCTTCTGTGTGTGTGGGGACAAACACAGGCACCGGAGCTTCTGGACTTAGACGATCAATAGTACCATATTGATAGATGTCTTTGCAGTTATCCCCGATTAATAATATCCTGAACTGTTTTTGTTGTTGAGTGTTCTGTTCTGTCATAAAACTTAATTTCTTTACAATATTCTGCACCAATAATAGTCTTACCTATATAGTCACTACCTTTGACCATTACGTCCGGAGCATATTCTTGTATCAGCGCAACTAATTCGGCATCAGATCCAAACAAACAAACATCATCAACAGAGCGTATGTTTTCTAATATAAACTTTCTATCCCATTGATTGTTTATTGGACGTGAACTACCTTTGAGCTGTTGTATCCTGTCATCAGTGTCTATAGCAACTACTAGAAAGTCACCTAGATGTTTCGCATATTTGAGCAGCTCTATGTGCCCTCTATGCAGAATATCAAACGACCCGTTGACAAAGATTTTCTTCATACTATAATATACACGATTTTTTACTGCTCGTCAAGCAGTTCGCTCATACGAAATACGGTTTCTAATTTGGCTCTATTAATTTTACTCTGTAGTGTATTGCGTAGTCCGTGATGCAAAGGCCTTGGCCAATTTTCATAGCCTACCCAAGCATAGCCATCATGTTCATTATTAAGATAGGGAATAAATTCTGAACGTATCACACAAAGATATGTGTGAAAGCGAAACTGTTGATCGGATGATATAAAAGTTTCTAAGGGTATTGTTTTAATAATAGGAGGAATGGAACCTATTTCTTCAGTGATTTCTCGCTGCAAACCCTCCCAAGGAGTTTCTACACCTTCGTTGGTTCCGCCTACTATGCCCCATTGATTAGAGCGTTTGCCGTTCTTGCGGTATAAGAACAGAAATCTTTTGGTTTCTAATGTATAGAAGAGAGCACCGCTACAGTTAATATTAGTCATACTAATAATTAGCCGTAGAGATCAATCCTCCATGTGCCTATTGGATACTCACCGTCAACGCTCTTGTACCAGCTACCATCAGTGAATCTGTACTGTACACTGGTGTTTAGATTTGTAGTGTATACTGTATTTGTAGTCTCGCTGGCATCAAAAATAATATTCCACTTTAAGCCGTCCCACTCTACAATATCATTTGCACCTGCTACTAGTCCAGTACCGTCCGTGTTGCGCCAAGCCACTGGATTTTCAATAGCATTTTCGTTACCAACGTCTTCTAGTAGTAATAGACGCACACCTGTGGCTTTGATACCTACAGGATTAAAGCGTGTAGGATCTATAATATAGTCTATGCTGGTTCTACTGGCTACAGGACTAGTTATAATATCATCTTGCGGGAAACTATCAGTGTCCCAGTTGATTGATATCTTGCCTTCATCAAACGGATTTAAACTAACAGTGCCTGTAACAGTAACATCACTGTCTAGATTGGTTAGATAGATTCTGCTTACATCTGCTACATAATTACCTGGCAGTGCTTCAAAAATATCTCTCCAGTTTTTAGCACCCACTGTGCCTCTAGAAATCAACTGTGCAGTAGTTCCATCAACATATACACCGTAGGTATTATAGTTAACATTGGCCATTTGATCAGTAAGTGCTGTAGCAGGTCTCTTACCAAATTCATTTTCAACTGATCCTGGCACAGCTATATCGTCATAAGCATTAGTTTCAGGCGCACTTACGCCTGTTTCAATAGTACCTCTAGTTTCGTCAAACATACTGGTAATAATGTTAGTAATAACTCCCATCTTCTTGACCTTACTAGGAGGACTGATATAGATGGGAATACTAAAAGTCAGTGTGGCAATATCAATTTCTGAATCAACGCCTACAGGTATACTTCTATTTGTAAACTGTACACTTTCTAGGTTAACCACAGTAATACTAGTCCAATCAACAAAGTTATCAGTGGTCTGTATTTCAAGACTAGGATTGAATAATACTAATAGCTGTTCAAGTATTTGTAGTTTTTGATCAGTGTTGGATGTCCATATATCTACATTAGCTCTCATCATATAAGGCGTAGGTATTAGTCTCTCAACAGTATAGTTAGGACCTTTAGTGTTTAGATATTCGCCTGATGCCTCATCAAACGCACGTTCTCTTATGTTAACAGAGCGGGTGTAACTAGCATCTGTTAGTCTATCTTTATCTAGTTCTAGTGCTGTAATATATACGGCCATTCTAGGAGCACTAGGAAGTTTATTTTCAGAATTTTCTCTTATGATATTAGCAACTTGTCTTGTTAAGTCGCCATACATCACAGGCACTATTTTTTGTTGACCTTTTCCGTCTTTAACAGGGAAATTGCTAACCAGTCGCATTAACTGGGTAACATAGCGTCTTACTTGTCCGTCATAAAAATGTTGCATTAGTTATCTGCCTTGGGTCTAAGTGCTTTTGAAAGTGCTTGACGCTCAGGAACTACCTCACCGTTAATGGTGTTTGTGTTGGTATTGTTGATGAACGAAGTTCTATGTGTGTATCTATCAAGTGTATTAGACAGAGTCATTCTTACATCATCTTTATATTTGACCCAACGTGTTCCGTCATAGTTAAACATTCTATTGGGCATATAATCAGTTCTAAGAAAGAAATCACCTTCAACGGGATTGCGAGGAAACTGTATACCAAATCCATAGGGTGCAGCATTAGGTGTTGAAGCATCGCCGTAGTTGAGCAAGTAACCTGAGTAACCTTCTCTAGCTGGTCTGTTAGTAATTTCATCAGCCCCTGTGCTGATGTTACTAGCATCAATATCTGTTTCGTCAGCAGTTTGCAGTGCAACCGTACCATCATCATTAGTGGCTACAGTGTAAAAATGACTGGTAGTAAAACCGCTCTTAGGAGCATCTGCTTCCGCCTGTGCAACTACGGCGTTATTAATCTGCATTTCTTTTTCGTAAGTGCTAAGAACATCTCTCAGTGTTTGATTACTGTCCTCAGACGCAGGCAAGTCAAGTATTTCACTGTACTCTTGCCCGTCATAAATTTGTTTAAGTTTTAATCTGTATAAGTGAGGCCACCAAGTTTGGCTAAAACCCTCAGCTGCTCTATTAATATCTTCAACTACATAAAAACGCTTCAGGGCCATGCTGTAGTCGTTCAGTGCATATTCATCTTTAAGGTGAGGCAGTTCAATTACATCACCCGCCATGATTTTTCTACCCAATGTTTTTACACTATCTCTGATGTGTATAGTTAAGAATAAAGTGTCGTTACTCAAAAATAAGCCAAATTGGCTTAGATTAAAATCAATGTCCTGTACATTATAGATACCGCGCATAGTGTACACGCTAGTATCGTATTTTCTGTCTCTATTTTCTAGGAATAACAGATCCTGTATGTTGGTTTCTTTAACAGCATCGTACTGAGGTTTATCTGCTGTAGCGTCACCGTCAGCGGGATTTAGTGGACCCAAATACTTGTGTATGTTTATGTCCGTGCCGCCAACAGTGAACATTTCTGAGATCTGTCGATCTAAGAATTCGTAATCATTGCCGCGTTCTGGTTTAAAAAGAGATATTCTTGGCATGTGTATATTTATCGCTGCGATAAATACACTACGGAGAACTATAGATGGCAGACTTAAAAGACCAAAAACAAGAGATTTTTGACTATGTGCATGCTATGCTAGGCGGAGGCATGGTTGATGTAGAGTTAGATCCTATTCACTATGAAACAGCACTAGCAAGAGCCCTAGGTAAAATACGTCAAAAAGGCAGCGGCTCCGTTGAAGAAAGCTATGTTTTCTTAGATACAGTGATTGATCAAAACGAGTATATTCTGCCAGCTGAAGTTATCGAAGTTAGACAAATTTTCCGTAGAAGCATAGGCAGCAGAAGCGGTATGGGCTCTGGCGGTACACTGTTTGAACCATTTAACCTGGCCTATACAAACACCTATCTATTATCAAGCTCTAACATGGGCGGCCTAGCAACATATGATTTCTTTTCTCAATACCAAGAACTGGTAGGACGTATGTTCGGAAGCTTCATTGAATTTAAATGGAATGCTACTAGTAAAAAATTAACACTCCTGCAGAGAATGAGAGCAGAAGAACAGCTAATGTTATGGTGCTATAACTATAGACCAGATACACAGTTACTAGATGATTATCTTGCCAAACAGTGGATCAAAGACTACACACTGGCTACTTGTAAGTATATGCTAGGTGAAGCTCGTAGCAAGTTTGCTACTATTGCAGGCCCACAGGGCGGCGGATCACTCAACGGTGAAGCACTAAAGAGCGAAGCTCAACAAGAACTAGAAAAGCTAGAAAAAGACGTAGAACAAGCTGTTGCAGGCGGCGTTGGATATACGTTTGTGATCGGGTAAGAAATGAAAGTACATGAATTATTAAACGAAGAAGCAGTACCTGATCCTAAATTAGGTGGTACTTCAACACCGTTACCGGCTAGAGTTACAGGTCCATTGCCGGGAACGTTTGTGCAAAAAGAACTGCGTAATACAGATCCATACATGCAGTACAGATACGGTATGGCTGTAGCAGCAGCTATGGCTCTAAAGAATGGTGAATTAGATTCAAAGCAGTATGAGCAAGAAAGTGAATTTGCTGAAAATCTAACACAGGTTGCTTTTACACAAGAAGAAGAAGAGATCATACGTCTTGCTAGTAAATTAATGGGCGTAACCCCAAAGAAAATATCAGATTCCGAAAGCACAGAATCCAAGGCTGTAAACACTGTAAGTCCTGTAGCAGCCAAGAAAAAGAACAAATACGGCGTTTAATGGCATTGACAAACGTGCTCTTTTGTAGTATAGTTTAACTATACCTTAGGAGCATACAATGATTGTTGGTGTCTGCGGACTAATTGGCAGCGGTAAAGGCACTGTTGCTGACATACTAGTTGAAGAATACGATTTTAAGAAAATATCCTTTGCTGACTCTCTCAAAGATGCAGTAGCAGTGCTGTTCAAATGGCCAAGACATCTACTAGAGGGCGACACAGAAGAAAGTAGATTTTGGCGAGAGCAACCAGACGAATTCTGGAGTGCAGAAACTGGCCGTCTAATTACTCCTAGACTTGTACTGCAAGAATTTGGCACTGAGTGTATGCGCCAGGGCTTTTATGACGGTATTTGGGTTAGTATCGTTAAACAACAGATTACAGCAGACCCCTACACAAATTGGGTAATCCCAGATACACGTTTCCCTAACGAAATTAAGATGCTACAAGAAGTCGGCGGACAAGTTTGGTGCGTTACTAGGGGCGAAACACCCGAGTGGTTTAAGGCATATCGGGAAAGCGGTATTGAGCCCTCAGGCATACACGCTAGTGAATGGGCTTGGGGTAAGACCAGTTTCAATGAAGAAATTGCCAACGACGGTTCTTTAGAAGACCTTAGAAGTCAGGTCTCAGATCTCCTTGCTTCCAACGTACACCTTCTTTCTGTATAATACGTTGGCAATTAGCACACACAGTTTTTAAATTGTTTGGACGGCAGTTGTTCAAGTCGCCGTCGACATGAAATACATTAAACTGTTCAGGGTGTTTGCTTTTGAATCCACACTTCTCGCAAACATCCTTTTTTGTGTATCCACTCTGCTTCCATTTAGGCACACCGTGTCCTACGCCACTACGTAGGCAGACTTCGCACAGCTTGCGATAGTAAGTTCTTTTTTCTTTTTTGTAATTAATGGCCGCAGGTCTTTGGCCGCAAAGGCATAGTGGTCTCATATTGTATTTACCTCACCTTTTTCACCCCTTTTTTGGACTGTATTATAGCCCTTTTTGCTTTGAATATAATAAATACATGCAACATAGTCCAATAGGAGAAGATAACATGGCACTAGTATCACCTGGAGTAGAGGTAAATGTAATCGACGAGAGTTTTTATACTCCGGCCGGTGCAGGTACCGTACCAATGATTTTTATAGCCACTGCTGAGAACAAGACCAGCGCAAGTGGTTCAGGCACAGCAGTAGGAACGCTGAAAGCGAATGCTGGTAAGCCTTATTTAATTACAAGTCAGAGAGAGCTTGGCGAAACCTTTGGTGATGCGCTGTTCTATTCTGATGCAAACGGAAATATGATTCACGGCGGCGAGCTAAATGAATACGGTTTGAATACTGCTTATTCATTGCTAGGCGTTAGCAACAGGGTGTATGTATGTCGTGCAGGACTAGACGTTTCTAAGCTACAAGCACAGGCAGTAGCACCGGGTGGTGAGCCAGTAGATGGTTCTTACTGGTTAGACACAAGAGTTACTTCTTTTGGTGTACTTGAGTGGAACGGCTCTGCAATTACAGTTGCAGGCGGACAAGCATTTACTTCAGTAACTCCAATTGCTATCGTCGATGTAGGTAACCTAGAAAACGATACATCAGGTGAGCCACCAAAGGCAGCAGTAGGCGGTGTAGGTGACTACGCAGTTGATGCGACAGCAACAGACAACAAACTATGGTATAAGGCTGCTGTTGGTCCAAGTAAGGGACAGTGGGTTGGCGTAGGCACAGACGAATGGAAAGCTTCTTGGGCTACAGTAACAGGTACTGCTGCTAATCCAACATTAACAAATACTTCAACGATCACTATTGACGGTACTCTAGTTACACTAAGCGGTACAACATTAAATGATTTTGTTGCAGACTTTAATACAGCAATGACAGCAGCTGGCGTAACTTGTGCTAATGTTGACGGTTATCTTGAAATTTATTCAGATAACAATACACTAGTTATTGCTGCCGGCACAGCTGGATCAACAACACTAATAACACAGCTAGGTTTAACCGCTGGTACTTTCAATACCCCAGCAGTAGCTATTGCTCCTCACACCAGTGTTCCAACATTTAAGACACTAGAAGACAATCGTCCTACTGGTTCATTATGGTTAAAGACAACACAACCAAACGCTGGCGCGAAATTCAGTGTTAAGCGTTATAACGGTGATACCCAACTATGGGAAACTGTAGTTGCTCCTGTTTATCAGTCAGCTGAAGATGCAATTTATCAGCTAAACAGAACAGGCGGTGGTGCAAACCTAGTACTAGGTGACCTATATGTAAAAGCTAACATTAATGAAGATGTAGCTAAGAAAGGTAACTGGTCTATCTATCGTCGCGCAGCAAACGGTCCAACTACTGTTGTAGGCGGCAAGATTGCTAGCGGTACAATTAGTGCTGGTACATATGAATTTACAATTGGCGAAACAAGAACAGGTAACAACAAGTTCTGGCCAAGAAATCCTGCTACTGATGCATACACACCAGTAGTTGTGGAATTTACAGCAACAGGCGCTCCAAGCGATGCCGATGTACTAGCAGGTGCTATCAATGCAGCTGGTCTAGTTAACGTAGTTGCCACAGTTGACGGCTTAAAGAGAGTTTCAATTACTCACAAGCTAGGAGGCGAAATTAGACTAGTTGACAGCGACGGTGGTCTAGCATTAGCCGGCTTTGGCGCATATGTTAGCTCTACATCAGGCACATTGGGCCTATCATATGAACCAGGAACAAGCGGTTCAACAAGCCCAGCACAGTTTAGAGCATCAGGATGGAGATTACTATCCTATGTAGCTGACAACAATGAACCTCTAACACTAGCACCGGACGGTGAACTATGGTATAGCTCTGTTATCGACGAAGTTGATATCATGATCCACAACGGTACTACATGGGTTGGTTACCTAAACTATGACCACGGTGATGGCACAGGTAATACCGACGCTAATGGTCCAATCGTTGGTGCCACACAGCCTACAGAAAATTCAATGGGTGATCCGCTCGTAACAGGCGATCTATGGATTGATACAGCTGATATTGAAAACTTCCCAACAATCTACAAGTACAATGACGTACTAGAAGAATGGGTACTAGTTGACAAGACTGATCAAACAACAGAAAACGGTATACTTTTTGCTGATGCACGTTGGACTACTAACCTTGGTAAGACCAGCAATGATGCAGGCGACATAGTAGATCTACTGTCTGATAACTTCCTAGATCCAGACGCTCCAGATCCAGCACTATATCCAAAGGGTATGCTGCTATGGAATCTACGTCGTTCAGGATTTAACGTGAAGCGTTTTGCACGTAACTATATTGACGTACAGGGCACAAACTCACGTTATTTAGATCAAGTTATGGAAACATACTATCCACATCGTTGGGTAACTGATTCAGGAAACAACGAAGATGGTTCAGGTACATTTGGCCGTCATGCACAGCGCAAGAGCGTTGTACAGTCACTACAGGCTCTAGTAAACAGCAATCAAGATATCCGTGATGAAGAATCACGCTACTTCAATCTAATTGCTTGCCCTGGCTATCCAGAGCTGATTGGTGAGATGATTACACTAAACTACGATCGCAGACTAACAGCGTTTGTAGTTGGTGATACACCAGCAAGACTAACACCAGATGCTACATCACTAAATGAGTGGGGTTCAAATGTTCGTCGTGCTGTTGAAGATAACGATGACGGTGCAGTAAGCTTCGACGAATACATGGCTATGTACTATCCATGGGGCTTTACAAGTGACAACTTTGGTAATAACGTAGTTGTTCCGCCAAGCCATATGGCATTGCGTACAATCATTCTAAATGACCAAGTAGCGTTCCCCTGGTTTGCTCCAGCAGGTACACGTCGTGGCGGTGTTACAAATGCAACAGCTTCAGGCTACATCAGCTCAGAAGGCGAATTTGTTTCAATCGCACTAAACACAGGACAGCGTGATACACTATACAGCAATGCAATTAACCCAATCACTTTCCTAAGTGGTGCAGGATTAGTTGTGTTTGGTCAGAAGACTCGTGCAAGAAATGCAAGTGCTCTAGACCGTGTAAACGTAGCACGTCTAATTGTTTACATGCGTGGCCAGCTAGAAAAACTAGCAAGACCATACTTGTTTGAACCAAACGACAAGATCACACGTGATCAGATCAAAGCAGCAGCTGATGCATTCTGCCTAGAACTTGTGAGCTTACGTGCATTGTATGACTATCTAGTAGTTTGCGATGAGTCTAACAATACACCAAGTAGAATTGACCGTAACGAACTATATCTAGATATAGCTATCGAACCAGTCAAGGCAGTTGAGTTCATTTACATTCCATTGAGAATTAAGAACACAGGTGAAATTGCAGCACTAGGCTAATATAAAAGGCCCCTCAGAAATGGGGGGCCATTATAGATAAATACACATGTATTAGGAGATTACAGAATGCCAATAACAACACTACAGAACATTTCGATCCCAACTTCAGGATCAGGTTCTAACAGTTCGCTTTTAATGCCAAAGCTACAATATCGCTTCAGAGTGCTATTGGACGGTTTTGGTACAACAGGTGGCCCAGATGGGGTCAGAGAAATTTCAAGACAGGTAGTAGACGTAACTCGTCCAAACCTATCATTTGAACAGATTACTATTGATGCTTATAACAGCAGATCATTTCTAGCTGGTAAGCATACATGGGAACCAATTACACTTACACTACGTGAAGATGCTAACAACAACGTTCAAAAGATTGTTGGTCAGCAGCTACAAAGACAGTTTGATTTCTTTGAGCAGTCATCAGCAGTTGCAGGTGGTACTTACAAGTTCCAAACACGCATTGAAATACTAGACGGTGGTAATGGTAATGCAGGTGGTGCAGCAGTTCTAGATAGATTCCATTTAGTTGGTTGTTACCTAGAAAGCGTAAACTACAACACTCTAGCATACGCAACTAACGATCCTGTAACAGTAACACTAACAATCCGTTATGATAACGCTATTCAGTACGGTGCAGAAGGTGCTGATACAGTTGGTGTTGGTGAAATTACAACAAGAGCTACACAAGACGCTGACGGTGGTACACAGGTTACTGGTGGTACTAACGCAGGTAGTATCTAATAAACTACTAACTGTTGGCATTCGAATAAGAAGCGAGAACTATTTTAGTTCTCGCTTTTTTATTATCTACCCACTTTTTATCATTGGATAAATATTTGTATGGGAATTAATACTCAAGACCTCTATTTAATTAACACTGATAGTGAACTGCATCTACGCGATGCACGACACGCTCTTCAGTTGTTCACTGAACACGGCCATGCTCTAGGGCCTAAAACTAAATTCTTATATCACGTAGTTTTTGAGTATTCAGCGCCTTTAGATAAAATTGCTAACAGTAGTGCATATAGAAAAGAACTAGGAGTATTAGTTAAAAGCGTAGAACTTCCAAAGTTTAGAGCAACAGTTGAAACTAAAAATCAATATAATAGAAAAAAGCGTGTTCAAACAAAGATAGACTATGATGACATCAGTATTAAACTGCATGATGATAATACCGGTCTTACTAGAGCTATGCTCGAAGAATACTACAAATATTATTCAAAGGATGGTCACAAGAATGATAGAGGTCGTCCTTTAGATTTTGGTGCTAGAGATAAATTTACTAATCAAGTTCCTAGATACGGTTTAGACAATGGTACAAATGGACCTTTCTTCTCCCATATTAGAATATATCAATTGTCAAGACATAAATGGTTTAGTTATACTTTAATTAATCCTATTCTAACAGCCTGGGGTCACGACGATATGGAATACAGTGACGGACAAGGTATTATGGAAAATAGTATGACTGTGGGTTACGAAGGTGTACTGTATAACACCGGTGAAATACGCGGTGGTAACGAGCCTGTAGGATTTACTGATATCGAAACAAGATACGACCAAGTACACAGTCCATTGAATACACAAGAGGCATTTAGTGGTGTTGAAATTGCCGGAGTTGGTAGACAAATAGAACCAGTAGTAATTCCTCAATTTGACAAGTATGATAATACTGGACTTAATACTATTGGTTCTATATTTAGAAATTTAGCAACAGGAAGAAAAGATCCTCGCGGAATACTTACTTCTATTCTAAACACTAGCAGAGAAGGCAGACAGCTGAATAGACTAGGGCAAATTATATTCCCTTCATCAAGAGGAGCTACTCAGAGAGATACAGGTGGCGCACCAAGACCGTTAACTATCTCTCAAAGTAAAACTATTAACAGTGACGGAATACGATCAGGTTTAACATCTAATAGAAAAGCACTAGATGCTACAGTAACTAAAACATTAGCAACAGGTGCTTATGGCCCTAATTGGAACAGTAGAAATTTTGGAACATTTAAAACTCTACCCAAAGAACAACAGACTGCTATTGAGAACGATATAATTAATAGAGCAGCATCTGGGGATAGAAAAATAGCACAAATAGCTTCAGATGCTATTGCAAAAAATCAAGGATAATCTATGGCAGCTACATCATCGATACCAACCGAAAAGAAAGTTGATAAATCTAACGATACAAGTAAACTTCTTAACAGATATTATAATCAAGAAATTTATTATTCCGCTTCAGAAGTTGATGCTGTTATTGGTTATTTTCAAAAAAGAGGTTTCGATCAAGTCGCTGCTGTTAACACTGCCGCTATAATTTTACAACAAGCAGGCATAGACAAAATTCCCTCTTTCGAATTATTAGATACACTAAAAGGTATCAATGATGTACAACTAAGCAACGTAATTGCACAAATACTTAATCTCAATAGATCCTCATGCAGTACTATTGGTTATAAAATATCTGTTCCTAACCTAAGCGAACAACGCAACATAATTGTTTAAGATGGCTCACTTTGCTCAAGGAAAGTACAATCTCAAAAATCCAGGAAAATATATAGGAAACAGAACTCCTACATATCGTTCAGGGTGGGAATTTGCATTTATGCGCTTTTGCGATGAACATCCTGCAATATCCAATTGGGCAAGTGAAGCAGTAAAAATACCTTATAGAAATCCCCTAACAGGTAAGCAAACTATATACGTTCCTGATTTCTTTATCGTCTATGCAGATAAAGGAGGACAAAAACGTGTTGAAGTTATTGAAGTAAAACCTGAAAATCAAACTATCAAGGAAAAGCTAGGACGCAGTCGACATAATCAAGCCAGTTGGATAGTTAATCAAGCCAAATGGGAAGCAGCTAGAGCTTGGTGCAAACAGCAGGGCATAGTATTTAGAGTAGTCAACGAACACGATATATTCCATACTGGCAGAAAACGATAAATAATAGTAGCAGTTAATGGAAAGTAACTATGACTAAAAAATTAGAAGATTTGCTCAACTTGCCAGACAGCAAAGAGATTATTAAAAAAGCTGAGAAGCAAGAAAAAGAGCAAAAACGCTACGAAATAGAAGAACAAGAAAAAACGTTTCGTGATATAGCAGAATTTGACAAGATTTCTGCTGCGCTACCGCAGGTAAAGGGGCTAGGTGAACTAGCAGATACTGAGCTAAATGAAGTAGCTAATAAAGCTATGCAGGCCTACGAAGATCTAATGGACCTAGGCATGAATGTTGAAGGACGCTATGCTGGCCGCGTGTTTGAAGTTGCGGGTAATATGCTCAAGACTAGCCTAGATGCTAAAGTTGCTAAGTTAGATAAAAAGCTCAAAATGGTTGAATTACAGCTTAAGAAAGAAAAATTGGATAAAGAAGATAATGATTCACCTAACGGAATTATCAACGGTGAAGGTTATGTAGTAACAGATCGCAACAGTTTAATTGAGCGCCTTAAAGGCATGAACAAAGATAAATAATACATAAGATATAGGATCATTGCGCAATGAGATCATTTACAGAAGTTTTACAAGAATCTAAAAAAGTCTACCCGTTTAAGGTTGGAGTTGCAGGTCCGCTACCAGAAGGATTTGCAGATCATCTCGAATCTGCACTACAAAAATACAGCGTAGCAAAGATGACCAAGGGCAAGAAAACCCCTATACAGGAACGCCCATTAGATTTTCCAAATCTTCAAAACACCGAAGTAACATATTTCGAAGTAGAATTAAATTATCCCACAACATCACAGGTATTAGCAGAATATGTAAGCCAGTGTTGTACATTAAACAGAGCAAATGTTATTGTTAGAGGCGCAAACGAGCCTGTCGAGCAGCAGCTCAATGTAAAAGAGAACGAAGTATACGAGCCTATTCTTACTAAAGAAGATCTAGGCGGCGAAAGTGCTCAAGATAAAGTGGGCAACAATCGCGTGATGGATTTACTAAAGGAACTAGAAAAGGCCCGCAAAGAACGTGCTGATTCTACACAGGAGAAATAATATGAATATGAAAGATATGATTCAGCGCATGACTGACATCGAAAATGGAAAATCTACGAAGCAGTTAAATGAATCAACTGTAGCAGAATGCGGCATGGGAATGCCCCCAATGAACGAGCCAGTAGGCAATCCAGTAACAATGAGCATTACATTAAATGCTAGTGGCATGGATCATGTTGCTGACTTAATTTCATTGATGAAGAATGCTGGTCTACAAGATGCAGGCCCAGTGTCTCCTGCAATGATGCCAATGCGTATGGATATAGAAAAGTTTCGCGATATAGTTGACGAGCCAATGATTCCTGGTGAAGGTGCAGATAATCGTCCAGACGAAGCATACATGGATACTGAAGAACTAATGTCCGGCGGCGATGACCTACATCACGAAAAGCATCCTTCGGATATTAGAGTTAAGGATTCTTCAATAGCAAGTGACATCGAAGAATGGGATAATTCTCCGGAAGGTGTTGAAGGCGACGAACAGTATGCTGATCACAACACAATGATTAAAGATCTAAGCGGTGGCATTAACCGTGAAAAGAAGATGTTTAAGAAGGCACAAGACGGCGACAATGCTATGGCAGTTGAAACAATTAAACAGCGCCTAGTTAAAGCACTAGCTGAAAAGAAAGCAAAGCCAGATTTCTTAGACATGGACAAAGACGGCAACAAGAAAGAGCCAATGAAGAAGGCTGTTGCTGATAAGAAGAAAAAGGGTCCTGCAAAGGAATAAGGGCTTATATGCCTGCTCAAATAGGGCCGTGAGGCCCTATTTTTTTGAGTAAATAATAGTATGGCAAAAAGTTTAGATGGCGTATTAACCAAAAAGGCTAATACCAAAGACACGTATACAGAGGCACAGATCCAGGATCTGCTACAATGCATGGATCCAGATCGGGGCTATCTTTACTTTGCAAAAAATTTCGCATACATACAACATCCTGTAAAAGGTAAACTATTATTTGAGCCTTTTGACTATCAAGAACGATTGTTAGAAAGCTATCATAATTTCCGCTTCAACATAAACATGCTACCTCGTCAGACAGGTAAAACAACCTGTGCTGCAATCTATCTAGTGTGGTATGCTATGTTTCATCCCGACCAAACGATTCTTATCGCAGCACACAAGTACACAGGTGCGCAGGAAATTATGCAGCGTATTCGTTATGTGTATGAATGTTGCCCTGATCATATTAGAGCAGGTGTCGTTAACTATAACAAAGGCTCAATTGAATTTGAAAATGGCAGTCGCATAGTTAGTGCTACTACTACAGGCAACACAGGTCGTGGTATGTCTATCTCATTACTATACTGTGACGAGTTTGCATTCGTAGCACCTAACATCGCAGAAGAATTTTGGACTTCAATTTCTCCTACACTAGCAACTGGTGGTAGGGCTATTATTACTTCAACACCTAACTCAGACGAAGATACTTTTGCGCAGATTTGGAAAGATGCTGAAAAGAAATTTGACGAACACGGTAATGAGCAAGAGTTAGGCATTAACGGATTCTTTTCATTTACAGCACACTGGAGCGAACACCCAGACAGAGATGATAAGTGGCGTGACGAAGAAATTGGCCGCATTGGTGAAGAGCGATTCCGCCGTGAGTATGGTTGCGAATTCCTAGTATTTGACGAAACACTAATCAACAGTATTAAACTAGCCGGTATGGAGGGCAAGACTCCTATTATCAATATGGGGCAAACACGTTGGTATAAAAAGCCTTCCGGTCAATATACCTATGCTGTCGCACTTGATCCTTCAATGGGTACTGGCGGCAACTATGCTGCTATACAGGTAATAGAATTACCAACATATGAACAAGTAGCTGAATGGCAACATAATAATACAGCTATACCTGGACAGATAAGGGTGCTAAAAGATATCTGTTCTTATATTGTAGAAGAAACTAAATCACCTAACAGCGTTTATTGGAGTGTAGAAAACAACGGAATAGGTGAAGCCGCGCTCATTGTTATCAACGACTTCGGAGAGGACAATATACCAGGACTATTTGTGTCCGAACCTATACGCAAAGGACATGTGCGCAAATTCCGTAAAGGATTTAACACCACACATGCTGCAAAAATCACAGCTTGTAGTCGTTTAAAAACTATGGTAGAAAACGATAAGATGGCTGTTAATAGTAAGCCCTTGATCAGTGAACTGAAAACATTCGTTGCTGCGGGCTCTACATATCAAGCAAAGCTAGGCGCCACAGACGATTTAATATCCGCTGTTCTACTAGCTATTAGAATGATGGATGTGCTAAAAGATTGGGATCCTAGAATTTATAATACCTTTAATCAAGCTGATTCAGATCTTGATTATGTAGCACCTATGCCAATCTTCGTAAGTACTAACTATTGACATAAATACAACATGCAGAATTTAGACAAAATTGCTGAAGATCTTTTCAATAAAATTAGGGGACGTTTTTCTGACGTAACCATAGGAGATGCTGAGGGTAATGTAACAGACATTCCTACAGCAGCCCGTTTTTTTGATTTTGAATACACAGACAACGATCGTCCGCTGGGCAAAGTAAGTGTAAACATAAGCGAAGATCCTTCAAATCCAGAAAAGAAATCATTAACAGTAATTTATTCTAAAGATTTTATATCAAACGAAGATCAAATAACGCAGACCAGTTGGTTTAATTTCCTTAAAGAATTAAGAGTCTTTGGTAAGAAGCGTAGATTAAACTTTGATATTAGAGATATTAATAAGTCAAATTTAGATAAAAGAGACTACAAATTTTTAGCCGCGAATCGCCCCGGAGAAGGAACTATGACTGAGTCAAAATTATATGGTACAAGCCGTGTTAGCTATCAAAACATTGATAATGCAAGATTAGTAATCAAGCATACAGAGAATGTCAATCACGAACTAGCAGCAGGACGTACACAAAATGTTGGCACTATCTATATTGAAAGTGCAGAAGGTGAACGCTTTAAGTATCCTTTCAAGCACATCAGCGGTGCTAGAGCAATGGCTCGTCATGTAAGCGAAGGCGGCAAACCATTTGATGATTTCGGCAAATATATTGTAAGCCTATCAGAAGAATTAAGCAAACTACGTAAATTTAAAAATTACATGGGACGATCTGCTGTAATGGCAGAAAGCCTAGCAGGCTATATGGATGCTGTGCATGAAAGAATCACAACAGTTAAAAAGACAATAGAAGGCTTACAACGCAAAGCATACTATACAGAAACATTTGAATCATTTGAAGCACCAACAAGCGTCGAAGTACCAGATGACATTGCAGAAAACTGGATTGACCAATTAACTATTAGACAGTTTAACGAAGAATTAAAAGATGTATTTCCATATATCTATAGACTAGTAAGCGAAGTAACAAAAGCAAAAACTCTAGGCCCTGACGAGCTAGTTGACGAAGCTGGCAAGATGAAAGGCGGCGCAGATGATCCTTGTTGGAAGGGTTACAAGATGGTCGGCCACAAGAAAAAAGGCGGCAAAGAAGTACCTAACTGCGTACCAGAAGAAATTGAATTAGAACAAGGCATTGAAAGACTAATGGGTCAGTTTGCTGAAGGATTTAGCTCCGAAGGTGAAGACATTCTAGGAAAAATCGCAGCAGCTGGCGACGATGGCTTTGATATGATTGAAGATGGATTAAACGGTAAACTTGGTAAAGAAGCAGAGAAAATTCTACAGGACATGTACAATGAAATTTCTGCAGAACAGGGCCTACATCCAGATGATGACTTTGAAGAAATACACAGTCGTATGATGGATCAAATTGAAGCTGATTATGGTAACAGCGATGCTGACACGCATGAAGAAAAAGGCAAAGACCTAGACAAAGACGGCGATGTTGATTCAGATGATTACATGAAGGCCAAAGATATTGCAATTAAAAAGGCCATGGGCAAAGACCCAGAAGATGATGTAAAAGAACAAAAGACACCAATAGGCGAATTTATTCTGTCTCACTATGACAAAGAAACAGGTCAGTTTCCAAAAGGCGAAACAGCAGTTCTAACCATGGTTGAAAAGGACTACGGCGAGCAGTTCATAGAACCCGCAAAGGCCTTTATCGAAAGAGTTAATCAAACTTTTGAACAATTCCAGATGAGAACACAACCACAACAGATGGAAGTGGATTCTGAGTTTGAACGTATGCGTGAACTAGCGGGTTTAAGATAATTCGCTAGTTCATTCATTATTTTGTCAAATCACTCTTGACAAGATAAATAAAAGCGTGTAGTATATAACAAGTGCTACACAATATAGGCACAAAGCACATAGGCAACATTTAAGGAGGCATATACTATGGCATCATTAGCAGAAATCAGAGCAAAGCTCAAAGAGCAAGAAACACGCTCAACAGGTAAAGCCACAACCGGTGGCGACAACGCAATTTTTCCATTCTGGAACATGCAAGAAGGACAAAGTTCAACACTACGTTTCCTTCCAGACGGTAATCCTAACGCAGAATATTTTTGGGCAGAACGCCTAATGATCAAGCTGCCTTTCGCAGGTATTAAAGGCGAAACTGACAGCCGTCCTGTGCAGGTACAGGTTCCATGTATGGAGATGTACGGCGAAAGCTGTCCAATTCTAAACGAAGTGCGTGGCTGGTTCAAAGACCCAAGCCTAGAAGAAATGGGTCGTAAGTACTGGAAGAAGCGTTCGTACATCTTCCAAGGCTTTGTCACTGATAATCCTATCAACGAAGATTCTAAGCCAGAGAATCCAATCCGCCGATTTATTATCGGTCCTCAAATCTTCCAAATTATCAAGGCATCACTAATGGATCCTGATATGGAAGAACTACCCACAGACTATACACATGGTGTTGACTTCCGTTTGAACAAGACTTCAAAGGGCGGTTATGCAGACTATGGTACTAGTAACTGGGCACGTCGCGAGCGTCCACTAACAGATGCTGAAATGAAGGCTATTAATGATCATGGTCTCTTTAATCTAAGCGACTTCCTACCTAAGAAGCCAACTGATGTTGAACTTAAGGTGCTCAAGGAAATGTTTGAAGCTTCTGTAGACGGCGAAGCATATGACGCTGATCGCTGGAGCCAGTATTTCCGTCCAGCGGGCGTAAGTTCTAAGACTGGTGATCCACAAGTTGCTGCCAGCGCCAATGCTACAGCAACCAGTCGTACTGCTCCTACTGTTGCAGAAGACTATGATGACGAGCCTGCTCCTGCTCCAAAGGCAGCTCCTGCTACAAAGGCAGAAGCACCTGCAGGTAATGGTGGCGCCAAGGACATCCTAGCGATGATCCGCGCACGTCAAAACGGTTAATACCTTATAGGGGGCGGCATCTTGTCGCCCCTTTCTGACTTTCAACTAGGAGATTACAGTGGCAGTAAAGGCTTTCGATCCTACTAAATTTAGGACACAACTAACAAAATCTATTACAGGCATGAGTGCTGGTTTTAATGATCCAACTGATTGGGTCTCAACCGGTAACTATGCCCTTAACTATCTTATCAGCGGCGACTTTAAGAAAGGTGTTCCGCTAGGTAAAGTATCTGTATTTGCTGGCGAATCTGGTTCTGGTAAGAGCTATATTTGTTCTGGCAACATTGTACGTAATGCACAAGCACAGGGTATCTTTGTAGTATTAATTGATACAGAAAACGCCCTTGATGAATCTTGGCTACATGCGCTAGACGTTGAAACGAGCGAAGATAAGTTACTCAAGCTCAATATGGCTATGATCGACGATGTGGGTAAGACCATCAGCGTCTTTATGAAAGATTACAAAGAGATGGACGAAAAGGATCGTCCAAAGGTACTGTTTGTAATTGACAGCCTTGGCATGTTAATGACCCCAACTGAAGTTAATCAGTTTGAGGCAGGCGATATGAAGGGTGACATGGGTCGTAAGGCCAAGGCACTCAAGGCATTGGTTACTAACTGTGTAAACATGTTTGGTAGCCACAATGTTGGTATGGTGGTTACTAATCACACTTATGCCAGCCAAGACATGTTTGATCCTGACGATAAGATTTCAGGCGGCGCTGGCTTCATTTATGCCTCTAGTATTGTAGTAGCAATGAAGAAGCTCAAGCTCAAGGAAGACGAGGACGGTAACAAGACTACAGAAGTAAATGGTATTCGTGCAGCCTGTAAGGTTATGAAAACACGTTATGCCAAACCATTTGAAGGTGTACAGGTTAAGATTCCTTATGAAACAGGCATGGATCCTTACAGCGGTCTATTTGATATGTTTGAGAAGTGGGGAATTCTTGAGAAGAGCGGTAACCGTTACAAGTATATCGATTCTAATGGCAAGGAAACACTAGAGTACAGAAAGAACTGGTCTGGTGAGCTACTCGAAATGGTCATGGAAGATTTTCCAAATAAAAAGAATACTTTGGTAAATACCCCTGATACTAACACAGTATCTAACGACTATAACGAGGAGCTCGAACACGATGTTGAATGAAAGTCAAATTGCCGATATTTGGATAATGTTTAAAGAATATATCGACAAGAAGCAGTTAGATATCGTAGCAGAAAAGTATGTTGATCTACTTGCCGACTATGGTGTAAGAGATGAAGTACTTGAAGAAGTGATTGGTACCGACAACGAACTTGACGATGCTATAAACTATTATCTAGAAAACGATTATTCTGATGACGGTTATGACGATGAAGAAGATGAAGAGGATTATTGATGGGATGGTACAGCAAGATATCAAGAGATATTTCTGAAATACCCAATGCAATACAATACTTCGAAGACGAGCTGGAAACAGCTCGTACCGAAGTAAAGTTGTCTGGCAACATTGAACGGGCGGCAGCTAGCATGCCCGGTCTTGTTGAACATCGATTCAATCAGCTTCAAGAAATCGAAGCGATCCTAGAGTATCTAAACATAGAGCTACGACGTCTGCGTAGCTCTTTCTTTAAAAAATATCTTGAAAATTATCAACGTGCTCTATCTAGCCGCGACGTAGAAAAATACGTTGACGGCGAAGCAGACGTAGTCGATTATGAAAAGGTCATTAATGAATTTGCTCTCATGCGCAACAAATGGTTAGGTGTACTTAAAGCACTAGATCAAAAGCAGTGGCAGATTACTAACATAGTTAAACTACGGGTTGCAGGCATGGAAGATGCATCACTTTAAATAAAGAGAAAACATGCCTTACAGCAAAAAAACAGGTAAAATTGAAACACTACAGTGGTTTCAAGAAAATGATAAAAACATAAAAAGAATTTTAGATATTGGTGTAGGTTCAGGAACCTACGCTAAATTGATCAAAGGAAATCAGACCTGTAACGATGCAGAATGGATTGGCGTTGAAGCATGGACACCGTATATTGAAAAATTCAATCTAAAAGAGTTGTATTCAACTATTATTAATCAAGATGTTAGATTATTAGATTGGAACAACCTAGGTAAGTTTGATGTTGCTATTGCAGGCGATGTTTTAGAACATATGACTAAGGATGAAGCAATATCCTTAGTTGATAATATTTTAAATAATGCAAAGGTTCTAATAATTAGTATACCAATAGTACACATGCCTCAGGATGCGTATGAAGGTAATCCTTTTGAAATACATGTAAAAGATAATTGGAGCCATGAAGAAATTTTAGCTACATGGCCTAGTAAGATAAAAAGGTCTTACATAAAATCTCGCAAAGCGATCCTAGGCGTTTACTGGTTATCAAATGAAGAGCTTTGATATTGTCTTTCAGGAATCAGAAAATCAGCTAACTGGGCGTAACCTAGATGAAGTGTTTAAATCATTTAGAGATCAACCAGGTCCTTACCATTTTTTAACAGCAACTAAAACCCAATACTGGCATCCAGATACAGAAGCATTAGAAATATCTAATTCTGTTAATCAGGAGTTAACCCAACAGTATTTAAAGAAAGAAAAACCTTTGCTAGGATATTCTAGTAAAGATTATTATGTTCCGCTGGATCATGTTGATTCAAGACATATAATGATGAGCACAATTATCTTTTCAACTATAGGAAAAGAAATTGACAAAATCGTTGAAATAGGTTCCGGCTTTGGCAACTGGATTAGACTGAATACTGACATCATAAATTATAATAATTGGACCATGATAGATTTAGATTTCGTATCTAAATTACAAAAATGGTATGTATCTCAAACAGTTAAAAGTCGAGGCTCTATTAATTACGTATCCTCTGATACTGAGCAATACAATCAATGGCTCAATAATCTAGATAGTATTGATCTTGTTATAGGAGCCCATAGCCTTAGTGAGTTTTCGTTGCCTGTATTTGAAGACTATTTCAATAGTATTTTGCCTAAAACAAAATATTTCTTTTACGCTACGCATAATACTCAACCTAGTAAATCGTTAGTGTATAAAAAATTAGAAATGATAAACAATCATTTCAATCCTATTGTATCTATTAGTTCACAACACGGAAAAGTTTCAAACATACTGTTTCAAAGAAAAGACAAATGACCAAAGACGTTACTGTAGTAATAACTTCCTGCGGAAGAACAGATCTTTTAGAAAGAACCTTAGAATCATTTTTTAAGGTCAATACCTATCCCATTAAAAGAGTTATCATCACTGAAGATAGTGGTATACCTCAGGACTTTTCAAAAGTTAGATCCTTAGTACCTTGTGAATTAGACATAATCGAAAATGCGGTCAATTTAGGTCAGATCAAATCGATAGACCTAGCATACGCTAAGGTAGACACTGACTATATTTTTCACTGCGAAGAAGATTGGGAATTTTATAAGTCTGGGTTTATTGAAAAAAGTTTTGAAATATTAGAAGCAGATCCTAAAATTTTTACAGTATGGCTCCGCGGACATCACGACACTAAAAATCATGCTATCATGAAAGATGAACGATTTGAATTGCCAAACGGTGATTACTATTACCTAATGAATCAATATCATAAAAAGGTATGGTGCGGATTTACATTTAATCCCGGATTAAGAAGAACTAGCGACTGTATGAAATTTCACCCATATGATAGTTTAGAAGTTAAAATTATTAAAAACGGACTATCAGTAATGGGAGAAATGGATATGAGTATCTATTATCAAGAGCAGGGATACAGAGGTGCCATAACTAGCAATGAAGAAGGATATGTTAGGCATATAGGAGGAAAGAGGCATATACCATTGCCTTGGCAATTATGAAAGCATTTGTAATTAGATTAAACGGTGTAGAAGAAAGCGAACGTTTAGCAGACGATTGCATTGCTAGCGGACATGAACACGGTTTAACGATTGAAAAATTTGACGGTGTTTATGGCCTAGATTCTATTCAGCAAGCAATGCAGGATTTAAATGTAAAACCATTTTCTGCAAAGATGAAAAAAGACAGACTAGGCGTTAAAGGCTGCTTCCTTTCTCATTACTCTCTGTGGATTCGATCGCTTAAGACAAATGAATCAATAGTAGTGTTTGAGCATGACGGCATGATGCTAAGACCGTTGCCTCCTAATATTGAAGAAATGTTTGATGAATTTTTGTTACTTGATCCTTATAATAAATTTACAGGTAATTACGGCGAACAGCATAGATTAGATTATAGGCATCCGTTTGTTATAAAAGAATACAGCAGTCCTGAGTCTAGAAAAAAATACGGAATTAGTGCAGAGTATGCAATGGGCCTACAGGCTTATATTATTAAACCTAAGGCAGCACAAAAACTTATTGATAGTATTTCAATAACAGGTTTCTTTCCTGCTGACATGCAGTGTAATAAGGATATCGTAAACCTTCAAACAATATACCCAAGCGTAGCGTCAGTCAATAAAATCTTTTATAAAAATGCATCATTAATGCACGAGTTAAGTACAACACAAAAGAAATGGATTTAAGACTTTACAAAAATAGAATACAGTATGCACTCTACTCAAGCAGTGACTTAGAGTGGGCAAAGTCTGTCCTGTATGACAATTTTACAGAACAGTGGTGCGCTAATAATCAAGACAATTATTATTCAACCGGCGGCTATTTCCCGCCAGACTTTAAAAAACTAGGCGATAAATTAAATGCAATTTCTTTTCTTAACTTAAAACAAGGAAAATTAAAAATTGTTGATTTAGGTTGTGGCTGCGGACACTTTGTAAAATTATGTAATAGTCTAGGACATACTGCAATCGGTACTGAAATTCAACCAGTATTAGATACAAAGATTACAGAAGTACATGCTCATTATAATTTAGATGTTTTAGAGCTTGAAATAAAAAAAAATACAGAAATCGTGCTGCCTGACAAATATGATCTCATAGTAGGATTGAGAACTACATTTAATTCCGGAGACGAAAATACCTTCTATTATACAGCACAGGATTGGTTATTTTTAAAAGAAAATCTTTTTAATTTTCTAGAACCTAACGGTAGAGTTTTCTTAAAAACTAATCTTAAATTTTTAAAGAACGATATTACAACAGCACAGCAGGAAATGCTGTCTGCATTTGGCGATCCTATATTTGGATTCAATACGTTTACCTATCTTCTAGAAAAGCAATAGCAGTTAAATGCGTATATAAATATATGCATGAAAATAGTTCTAGTTACAGGCGGCTTTGACCCTATACACTCCGGTCATATTTCTTATCTTAATCACGCTGATCATTTAGGTGATCATGTTGTTGTAGGTTTAAACTCAGATGCTTGGCTTACACGCAAAAAAGGTAGACCGTTTATGACATGGCGAGAACGGATGATTGTATTAGACAATCTACACATGGTAGGCGATGTTATAGAGTTTGACGACAGTGACGGAACTGCTATTGATGCTATTCGAAAAGTAAAAGAAAAATACCCAGACGATCATATCATATTTGCTAATGGCGGAGATAGAACCAAAGACAATGTTCCCGAAATGGTGTTCGATGATGTTGAATTTATTTTTGGAGTTGGCGGCTCAAATAAAGCAAATTCAAGCAGTTGGATTCTCGAAGAATGGAAATCACCTAAAACAGAACGGCCCTGGGGTTGGTATAGGGTATTAGATGATAAGCCCGGCTATAAGGTAAAAGAATTAGTTATCGAACCTGGAAAAAGACTCAGCATGCAGCGCCATGCGATGAGAGCCGAACACTGGTATATTCTAAAAGGAAAATGTGATATTGTTACTGACTATTTCGATAGCGTAACAAAAGTAACAAAATATGCTAACGAGTCATATGTTATTGAAAAAGATGTATGGCATCAAGGACAAAATAATTACAATGAAGACTGCCATATACTTGAAGTGCAATACGGCGATCAGTGTGTAGAGTCTGATATAGAGAGAAGAGATCAATGAAAGTTTATGTTGGATACGATCCTAGAGAAGATATTGCATATCAGGTATGTAAGCATAGTATTATTTCTAGAAATAAAGAAGTCGATGTTGTTCCGCTAGTGCAAAAGGATCTTAGATCATCTGGATGGTATTCTAGACCCATTGATACTTTGGCTAGTACAGAATTTACATTTACAAGATTTTTAATACCTGAACTCATGAACTATAACGGTTGGGCAGTTTTCTGTGATTGTGATATTATTTTTATAGAAGATATTAAAGAATTATTTGACCAAGCAGACGACAAGTTTGCTGTCATGTGTGTCAAGCACGATTACACACCTCAAGAAGGTATTAAAATGGACGGTCAGCGACAAACAATATATCCTAGAAAAAACTGGAGTAGTGTAGTGTTGTGGAACTGCGGACATCCTTCAAACAAGAAATTAACAAAAGAAATGGTTAATGATTTAGATTTAACAGGCGCATACTTTCACAGATTTAGTTGGCTCAACGACGACGAGATAGGTGAAATAAAGACAGAATGGAATTGGTTAGTAGGTTGGCATCAAGAGCCCAAGGACGGTAAACCAAAAGCTATTCATTATACCGAAGGCGGCCCGTGGTTTGAAAATTACAGAGATTGCGAGTATGCCGATGTTTGGAAGAAAGAAT